ATGGAAAAACAAAAAATTTAAGAGCGCATCCAGATGCAGTTGGATCTTATCATGTAAATGAAAGTGAAAAAATAAATTGGGAAGAGTTGACAGAATGTTATGCATTTGTTGATTTATTAGGTAATGAAGGTTGTAATAAAAGTTTTGCAAAAATGCCCAGAGGCCCATGGCCATACAGATTTAAATACGCAGAACAAAATAGTCTTTCTAATGATACATGTAACGATGAAACAAATACTGGCGATGGGGAAAGCGAAGATCCCTGTGAAAATGAAAACCCACAGAGATGTTTAAAATCTTATTGTTCTAATGATGAAATATGTTATGAATTAGATCCAAATGGAACTCCATTTGGCTGGGAAGATGTTCCCGAATCATGTGAAAAACTTTCAAATTATAATACCGCAGAAGAAAAGAGAAGATTTTTTTGTTGGTGGGATCCGGCACATAGATATACAACCCCAGAATGGGATGTTTATGATAAAACAAATTCAGGCCAGCTTCCGAGAAAATTTAGTATTCACGTTGTAGTACCAACCAAATTTTTTGCGCAAGAATTGGAAGATGGCCCGCCGCCAGATTATGATTTTGACGGTTTTGGTGGTATATATGGAGATTTTTGTAGACCCACTTATAGCGAACAGGCAAGAAGTTTTGGTGAATGGTCTTTTGGTATGGATTGTGAAGCCATAAATGGTGAAATAGAATTATTAGAAGCTTCTGGATTTGAATGGTCTGCTGGCCCCGAAGATGATGGTCTGTGGATAAATAAAACACCAACAAATGCACTTAGAGTGCTTTTTACTTTAGATCATTCTGATATAGATCAAGGAAAAGTCTGGAGAGTGTTCAGAGATTGGGATGTTCAAATAAATTCTTTAGAAAAAGTATTTAAAGAAGGAACACCAGACGAAAAAAAATTTAAAATAACTGTTACTCAAAAATTAACAGAAACTCATTTTTCTAGTCTTGGTTGCGATTGTCCATCTGGTTATAAAAATAAAACACCATCAACAAACAATTCTGGATCATGTGGACCTACGGCATCATCTGGACCTACAGCATCATCTGGACCTACAGCATCATCTGGACCTACAGGATCGTCTGTAGCACATTATCCATGTTATGGTGACAGTGGCCCAACAGGATCTAGTGGAACTGGAAATACAGGAAGATATGAAAGAATATTACCTTCTTCTTGTGACGAATGTGTAACAGGTTGTCCAATACGGTTAGAGGGTGGAGGATTTATGGACCCTCTTCCAGTAGATCCATTTTTACATTGCATGACAAATAAAATAGGAGGAAAAATATCTTTTGCAGAAAGAGGACCTATTGTTTTAGATGTAAAAGTAGAAACAAAAGCAATGTCGTGCATTGTATGTAGTAGTTCTTCAAGTGATCCAAATTGCAATTGTGATTCGCAGCCCGGTGGTTCAACAAATGAAACTAGCGGTGGATTAAAAATGATAATCCACAGCAAAGGATTGCCAATGCCATCACAGGTAAATCTTTGCGCAAATCAAGAGGTGCAATTTAGAACTCCAGCTCCTTGGCCTACAGGAGATAATTGTGTATTTGGATTAACAAATAAACTATTACCTTATTTAAGTTTTGGATCCTGCCCCGTTGTTTATGTAGATCAAAATGATGATGTAATTGATCCGGGAAATGCATCCAGTGTAATGGCAGAACATTCAAAAAGATGGACTGGAGCAAATGCAGATATACCATTCGCATCTGGAAATCCGGGATCCCCCATGTCAAGTTTTGTTGACAGAGAAGGATGCAGATATAGAAATTCTTATATTGGATTAAAAGTTCACCCCGATGCAATTTCAGACGCAAAAGAATTAGTTACAAGGGGATTTGAACCATATGATTGTGGTATTTTATACGGAGAATATTCTTGTGAATGGATATCCTCAACTTGTTCAATAGGTGATGCAGAAGGATACCGCAGGGATAGTTATTACATGAATCAATATCCCGTGTTTAATGAAACCCCATTTCCCACCAATGCACCAAAATATATGTGTGCAGTTGAATGTTCTTTGTGTGCCTGTGATGAACAAGATGCAGTTTGTCAAATAAATGAACCAGATCCGTGTGGTGGTTCACAAGGTTTCTGTCCTGGAGGCTGTTACAATCCATATTCTGGTGTTCCTAGAAATTGTATTCCAGAAGATCTTGATGAAGATGGAAATCCATTAGGAACCTTCAATGGGGCTGATGCCTGTTGTTTTCCAGATGGAGATGGGTGTGAGCCCGATTGTCCTGAATGTAAAAGTTCTTGCAGATGCAATAAATGCACTGGTGAAGATACTATACTTTGTAAAGGTTCAAGCAATGAAGTACCTTGCCCCGGAGAATCTTCTGCTATAGAACAGGGTGTTGCTGGATCAGATAAAACTTGGTCTGGTTACTGGTCTTGTGGTCAAAATGTTATGGGCCCAAAGGCTAGAGTTGGAATTTCTAAATTTTGTGAAGATTGTGGTGATGAAAAATTAGTTAGTAGAGGAGAAGTTGCAGAAGTATGTTACTTATCAAGTTGTTCGATTGCTCCAAAATATTTTGGACTTGATACTGAAAGAATATACTTACAGACAGGGGGCGCCAATTCTACTGCAACTTATTTGTCAGAATGTATGTCTGAAAATTGTCAAGAATATCATGCATGTGGTTGTGATGGACAATTAGCAATTGATGCACTAAAGTCTGGAGCAAATTGTCAAAAATATTCTGGTCCCGGAGCAGATTGTTTATGGACAAAAACTGCAACTCCTGATTGTCCCAGTGGGGCGGGCTGTCAGTATGGTTATCAATTTAAAACGTGTGGTCCTCTTGGAGCAGGATATGGTTGGGGATTCCCACCATCATTTGTAAATTGGAGAAAATATTTATGTCAACAAAGAACAAAAGAAGGAAAACTACAAACTCCAGATTTTATTGAAAATTTAGAAATAGAAATAGAAAGCCAAGATATAAATTGCCCAGAAAATGGAATAAGCATAGATTATGCTTCTTTGTCTGGTTGGAGTAGGTATGCTTGGTATACCAGTGATGCGCAATGTTGGAGTTTAGAGCCTTTGAATGTTCCAATAAATCCTTGGCCTCAATTAGGTTGTGGTAGGGTGTGCGCCTCAGAAGCACCGGGATTAAACATTACTATTAAAAAATATGAAGTAGAAGAAAATGATAGAGGATTTTTGCCTTTTGATACTACATACCAGCCAAATCCAAATAGAGATTCACTTGCAATAAACAGAAGTCATATTATAATTACGGCTAAAGGTCCAAGTAGATAATGAATAATATTGTTTTACCACAATTCGAAAGATGTACAACTAATAATAAAATTGTACATAAAAAAATTAATTGCGTATATTGGCAAATTAATAACAAATGTTCTTCATTTTGTGCATTAAAAAATGAAGAAACTAATATTAAAAAGTGCAGTGAATGTGAATTAAGAAAAAATATAACACCGGATATTCCGGGATTTTTGCGACCATCGTTACAAGAATTAAAATCAAAACTTCCTCAAACTAACATATACAATCCTTCTATAAATGAAAAAGTTGACGAAGAAAATGGTGAAAGTGAATCTTTTCTTAAAAAAGCTCTTTCATATGGAAAAGCAGAAGGATCTCAATTTTTTAATGGAAAAGTTTCTCTTGAGATATATGAAGAAAGAAAAAATATTTGTAAAGAGTGTCCAAATAAAGTAAATCCAAAACCAGATCAAGAAGAACTGGGTTGGTGTACTAAATGTGGTTGTAGTTCAAAAAATCCTAGAGCAGCATTAACAAATAAATTATGGATGCCTTCTTTCGAATGCCCAATTAAAAAATTTGGTAAATCTTCAGGGACAGGTTTTAATACAAAGGATGCTTTAAATTCTATAAAAGGTGCTGCAAAAGCAATTGTAAATACTATTGAAGAACAAAAAGGAATAACATGAATTGTATACAAACACTTTTAAATTTTCAAAATGAAATTCGTCTCCATCATTGGGGTACATCCTCGTATTCAGCCCATATTGCGTTGGGAACTCTTTACGAAGGATTAGATCCTTTATTGGATGCATTTACGGAGGCATATGTTGGAATCAATGGTCGGGAAGAAGTATTTCAAATTAGTTCTCTAACATTCAATGGACCAAAAAAAACTACTGCAGATTTTGTTCTTAAATCTTTTGAAGAATATCTTTCAGAAGAAATACAAAAAGAAAAAACAATTGACCACACATCTCTGTTAAATATACGTGATGAGATGCTTGCACTTGTCCAGAAAACCAGGTATCTCCTCACACTGTCGTAAGGAGACAATTATGAAAATTTCAGAGTTAGTTTACGAAATTCGTAACTTGGCTCGCAAAGAAGAAGATCCTCTCAAAAAGGATCTTTTTTTTCAATGCGCCAAGTCCTTAGAGATTCTTGGAAATCTTGCCAAGATTGCTGATCTTGCAGTTGCAGAACACAATGCAGCAGATGCCCCAGCAATAAATGAAGAGGACAATGTGAAATGGAATATAGACGACACAACTCTGAAAATGCTTTCAGATTATCTTGATTCTTTAGTCTATTATAAGTTTATGGACAAAGACGACAGATGGCCCTACGGAGAACAACCATTTAAAAAATTTGTAAACGAACATCCACCATTAAATGAATGATTCTAGTATTGAATATATTTTTGGTGGAATGTTTCGATGACTTAAAACTGCCATTGTAGATGGCATCACTTTAAGAACAATAGGACTTCGATAGGGACTCTTTTTGTATGAGTCAAATTTTCGAGTCTTCTCCATCAAAAAATGACTATAGATGTAGCAATTTGCTTTCTTTGCATACATCTTGCTGTCAATTTCAAGATTAAATTTTTTAATAATTTTTACTGCTCTTTTTTCGCAGTCGCGTTCCATGGCGCGAACAAGAAAGAATGCTCTTTTCAATTTTTGTTCTGAGTATTCTTTTCCATTAAACCATTCATCTATAATAATTCCAGCTATATCTGATTTTCTAAAAATTTTACAATTTTTGATGCATTGTAAAAAATGGCAATATTCATGGACCAGAGTGGACATAAATTCTGGTGAATTTTTTGCAATTTTTATAACTTTTTTACCTTCATCGAAATATCCAACACAGCGGTATCCCCCGACGTTTACCCGTTTTCCACGCCCAATGACAAGGTTCATACCATATTCTGCCAGATGATTTTTCACATGTCTGACAAACTGACGATTCCGCTTGCTCATGGTGGAGTCTCCTCAGTCCATATTATTTAGGATATTACTTGACAGTCAAGCAATGGGTGCTATATTATGGGCACTTCTTATAAGAAAGGAAATTTATATGGAAATTACTACAGTTGATCGTCCTACTAAGATTCAGAGAGTGTTTGATTACATGCGTTCGGGTACTCCCCTCACAGCAGGTGAAGCACGGAAGCGTTTCCGTGTAAGCAACATGCGCGCAACGATGCATGACCTTCGTGAAGCATTTAATCGCTTTGATATGAACTACGCTATCACACGCGAAACCCGAAATGGGCGTTCATATTACCGTGTGGTTAGAAACCGAAGTCGGTAAAAATTTACTTACGTATTAAATACGAAGGTATCAAACCCCTCCAAAAGAGGGGTTTATACTTTTATGGTAAACTGTACTTCTGCCGAAGTTTGTGAATTTTGTAAAGTGCAATATAATGTACTACTTGTTATATAATTTTTTAATATAGCGAAAGAATTTATATAACCCAATTTTCCAAATTTTTCAAATTGATTTATATTTAATAAAGTTTTTCTTGTTGGTTCAGAATATATCAATAAATCGTAACCAATCAGCGATGGATGGCTTATATCAATTTTTATAATGCTATTATTTGCGCCACCGATAATAATATTAGGATTTGATGCTACATTCAGTGTTGCAGAAAAAGCTGAAGTTGCAAATGCAACAGATGAATTTGTTAATTTGATAAAAATCAAACTATTAAAAAATTCACCAATATCATTTTTATATCCATTAACAGGATCCGAATAATTTGCATCAATACACGACGCACAATTATCAATTATTGCGTAAGCATAGCTAGCAGCACCAAATTGATTTTTTCTTAGTATTGCTTGATTGAAACTTTGATTTTCAAAACAAGAAATAACAGAGCCTGAATTTTTAACTTTTAATATTAATACTACAGGCACTGAAGAATATTTTGGTGCAGTTATTAAATCTGGATCTCCTCGAACATATAAACTAATTTCAGAATTGGTTTCTATTAAATTTTGTGCTGTTCCGCCACTTTCAAAATATATTACTTCTTGACCGTCTTTTAATTCACAATAACCATATACCTTTAATCTATCTGCATTTTCTGCAGTTCCACCATTCAAAGATACATATTCTTCAAAATTAAATATACTCCCTATGATTCCCAATCCTTTAAATCTATTGGGACTCATGCTTGGCATAGAATTTACTAAAAAATATCCAGTAAGAGATTGGCTAGTAGAAAAATTGTATTCTATGTTTTTAATAAAATTATTTTTTTCAAAAAAACTATAATTTGTAGGAGTAGTAAATCCACTAATAATGTTAGCAACAACAACACGGTCTCCATTTATTAATTTATTAAAATATGCCGTTCCACCAATAGTAGTTTGTATATTATTATTTCCATCATAATATTGAACAGGTGGAATATAAAATGTTACACCAGCAGTAAAAGAACCAAAAGTTTTTTTTAGGTATACTAAATCTGAAATATTAGATGTATTTGAATAATCTATGTATAGAGAAGATCCATAAAAAGATATAGATGGTTTGCTTTCTATCTTTCCTTTAGCAAAAATAGGATCTAAAGTATTTCCAGAAACGTAAAAACCATAATTTGACATGGTTTTTACTTGGTTTAACGAAGATGTACTCATTTTAAGATGCTACGTATGTAACTATTTGTGTTCCTGAGGATGCTATCAAATAAATTTTATTTGTATTATTTAATTTTAAGAAAATTTCATCACCTTCATATAAAGCGTGACCAAAAGAAGTTCCAACCAGTCCTGATGTATTTCCCATATAAACAACATTGGTATTTGCATTTATTGCTTTTACTGTTATCCCATTTTCACAAGTATAGCCAGAAGAATCCATTTGAACTACCGAAGAAGATGTTACAGATACTCTTCCTGTTTTAAATGATGAAGGAACTGAAATACCGAGAGTAGAAAGATTTGTATTTAATGTTCCGAGTTGTGAAGAAATCCCGCTAAGAGAATTTAAAATTTGTGTATCATTTATACCGACAGTATTACCTACAGTGACTGCTAAAGATGTTCCACCAGAAAGACCTTGTACACGCAAACCACTAGTTGCACTGTCGTTTGTTACTCCCACGGTAGAACTGAGTGTAGCACTGACTGTAACCCCACTAAGTTGTACTATTAAAGGATTTGAAGTGTTGCCAATTGCATTTCCAGATGAATTTACTAGATTAGTGTATATCCACGTATTTCCCGCTGGCCCGAAAACAGAAATAGCATCGGTACTTTTTGTTAAAATTCTCCCTCCGGTAACCTCCACCGGGGAACCGCTTATATGAGAAATATATACTGGTGCAGATGTGTTTCCTGTTGCAATTACTGTGCCGGTTATAGTTAAGGGTTCTCCCCCTACAACACCTTCTACAGCCAAAGTGCCAGTAAATCCCGAAATAGTAGCAGTCATACCAGAAGAAACAGAAACTGGTAATGGGTTGGTGGGAGATACTATAGTGGCAGCACCAGTCAAGCCATAAGCTAATTTTATTAATTGAAAGTGTGCCGTTGTGCCAGAAAATACAACAGTATCTGTTGCGACTGCTGCGGTAAGTCCTGAAGTTTCTATAACAAGATTTGGGTCTATGTCTGCTGGCATTTTGTCCTCTAAATAGTTCTAGAATATTTAGATAGATTTTAATATTGCTTTTCAATAAAACTGGAGTATGATTAGTTATGTATATTGATGATTCTGCCAAAGAAATTTTTTCAAATAAAGTTTTACAGAGAGTAAAAACTACAAAATTGCCATTTATGGATTGTGTATTAGAATTGGCAGAAGAAATGAATATTGAACCAAATGCTGCTGGAAAATTGTTAACAAAACCTCTTATAGAAAAAATTGAAATTGAAGCGGTAGATTTAAATTTTTTAAAAAAAACAAAAACAAAACGTTTGCCTATTGATTGATTGTATTGTATACTGATAAACAACAAGGCCAAGGTAGATCCTTGGGGAAAGAATAATATGGGAAATTTTTCAGATTTTAAAAAGAAGAGTAAAAATTCGGTCGCATCTTTAACTGAGCGTCTTGATAAGATGACTTCTAAAGAAAGTTATAAAGATGAAAGAATGTGGAAACCCGGAATTGACAAAGCGGGAAATGGATACGCTGTAATTCGTTTTCTGCCAGAAATAGAAAATGAAGATAGCCCATTTGTGGCGGTTTATAGCCATACCTTCAAGGGCAAGGGTGGCTGGTTCTATGAAAACTGCCCAACTACCATTGGTGAAAAGTGCCCGGTGTGTGCAGCAAATACGGAATTGTGGAACAGTGGTATTGAGGATGATAAAAACATTGCACGTAATCGTAAGCGTAAGCTGACTTACATTTCCAATATCTTGGTTATTGAAGATCCTGCTAATCCAGAGAATAAGGGAAAGGTCTTCCTTTATCAGTATGGTACTAAGATCTTCCAAAAGATCCAGAGCCTTGCTCATCCAGAATTCCAAGATGAAGTTGCGGTAGATCCTTTCAACTTCTGGACTGGAGCAGACTTCAAAATCAAGATTCGCAATGTCGGTGGATATGTAAACTACGACCGAAGCGAGTTTGCGACACCAGCACCTTTGTTTGGTGGCGAGGACAAGAAGCTTGAGGAAATTTGGAAGAAGCAGTACCCGCTCAAGCCCTTCGTTGACAAGAGTCAGTTTAAGAGCTTTGACGAGTTGAATGCCAGATTCAAGAAGTCTGTCGGAGACGACATCCGTGCTCAGTTTGCTGAAAGTAAGAGCATTGAGGATGATGTTGAAGAGACTTCAGTTGTGGAAGATGTGGAGGAAAAAGATCCTCTAAAATATTTTTCCGAAATGGAGAATGATTAAAGAAAACCCCCGAAAGGGGGTTTTTTATGCCCATTCTGGAATGGTGCTTGACCGCATTTTTCTTTGTTCAAATACCAAATTTGTTGGTTCTACTGTAGGTCTTTCTTCAAAAGAATCTCGTTCTTTTGTTTTTAACCAACCATCACCTCTATTTTGTAAATTCATAATACTTTCTTCTAAAGATTTAGTTTTTTGATACAAAGAATCAACATCACTTTCAATATTTGTTGGCGTTATTGTTTTTGAAAATTGTGCTTCTAGCATCTGGGAACTAAAAGAATCTGTAGTTTCTGTTGGAATCATAAAAGATGCTTCAGGCAACTCCACACCAAAATTTTGAGATATTGGTTGTGATTCGGGTAATAAATTATCTACAAAATTTGTTTCATTTGTTTTTGAAGAAACAATAAATTGTGTTTGTGGCAATTCTGTAGATTCTAAACTTTGAATTAAATCAGACTCTGGTAATTTTGGATCAAATAAAACATTGTTTGTAGTAGAAATTTCTTCATTAAAAACATTAATAATTGGAGACATTAATTGTCTCTCTGCTTCAAAATCCATTGAAATATTATTTTCTTCATTCATTAAAAATTATTTCCTTGCATCATTGAATTTTGCATGTTTTGTTCTTTTTTTCTTTCTTCGTTGGCTGCAATTAATGTAATATATATTTCTCTTTCCCAAGGTGCCAACATTTCAATATCAGATATTCTCCAATTGTATTTGCTAATCATGGTAAAGTTAGTTGAAAAATAATCAGCCAAATCAAAAAACTTTACCGATAGATAAAAAAATTAAGTAACCCGGAGACCTCCTTTTTACCTTCACTAGTTTCAACTGACAAATATAATTGTGGTTCTTTTTTCAAAAAATCATCAAGTTTTGTTATGATATTTAAAGGCAAATTTGCCATTACTTCTTTTATTTCTTCTGGCATAAATTTTGAACAATCATATATTTCATTTTTTAATAAAACATTTTTTATTGATGCTTTGATGAAATCTTCTTTTTCTGTGCCATTTATTTTTAGCAAATCTTTAATACTTGGTGTTTTTACAATAATTGATAAATTTTCTCCAACTGATATTTGTTCATTTTGTAGACTATTTGTTGCCTTTATCTCGGATATATTAATCTGTATTTTTTCTTTATTGTATACCAAATTTAACATTTCATCAACACTTTTTGATCTTATTTGTAAAAATAAAAATTCTGCATCCGCTAAACAAAGATCATTAAGATTAACTCCTTCTACGTTTCTTTTTAAAATATCTACCATAGCATTAAAAGCAAGATATCTGTTATTTTCTTGTAAAATAGTAGCAATATTTTTTGCATCTTTTACTTTAAATGGTACGAACGTTACATCCTTTTTTGAAAAGGGCAATGTAGTTTTATATTTTGGTAAAAAATTGTTTATTTCTTTTGCTAAATCCATTTGATATTCCATTTTAAATTAAAGTAAATTCACGATAATTCATCAATACTTGATATTTTAAATATTCATTTGCTTGTGCCATATTAAATTCAAAAGGAATACATTCGACTGGAAACACTTCATGAAACAAAAGAGTTTTGTTTATATTTCCATTTGGATCTAATATTTTTAATCTCATTTTTACATTATAAACGTGGGTGTCATAATATTGAACAAGATAAGGTTTATTATTTGCATTTCTTCCACCAGAATAAATTGAATTAAACCATTTATTAAAAAAATCTACAATAAAATTATCATTCGTTATTGGAAATGTCAGTAATACTCCACCAACAAATTTTTGAGATCTAGGTACAATTCTTCCCGGGCCATACCCAGAAAGATTATCAGCAATAGCATCGATTCCTCTTGCTCCCGCTGCAGCAGTTATTGAATAAAGATCTTGCTCCGACCACACAGGAACCTCTGGAGGCAAATTTTCAAAGGAAATACTATATCTATTATCTCTTTGTAGACCTTGATGCCTACCAAAAAAATTTTTAATTTCAAAAATTGAATTTTGTGGATTAGCCATTGGTAAATAGTTCTTTTTCTGTTAGTATTTTAAATTCAAAATTATTTTTATCACAATAATTTTTTGCAGCATTCCATTTTGCTTGATTAATGCCCCAAGTTATTTTTTCTTTCTTTGATGCATTTTCTTTTAAATACGTTTGTTTTTTTGGTTTTATTTCTATCAACCAACATTTTAAAGATGTCCCCTCTTTAAATTGCACCAAAAAATCTGGATAGTAGTTGTGCATTTTATTATCAAATGGATTCAAATATGGTATTTGTATTTCTTCGGAAGACCATTTCAATATATTTTGATTTTGATCTAAAAATTTACATACAGATCTTTCCCATAAAGACCTACAAACTATATTATCAACATCTCCGACATATTTTTGTTTATTTTCGGGTTTGTATTTAGTTTTGTATGCCATCAAAATATTTAGGTAATTTATCTAAATATTTAAAATGGCCTTCTATCAATTTCCACTGGGATCTTATGCAGCCGAACAACCTCTATGGTTAAATTTTTATGCTGCTGATTATTCTCTAATAAATACGCAAAGAACTAGAGCTGGAGTCATATCTAGAGCTTTTAATCATATTAAATTGCCTCTACCCAAAGAACCCGGTTATGTTGTCCAACATGAGTTTGGTGAAAGTAATAGCAATCCGGTTGGCCCCATATTAACAAAAGCAGCCATAGCCAATGCAGGAGGTGGTATTGGTGGAACCTTAAGACAGTTGGAAAGAATGGCCGCGCCAGCCATGTCATATTATGAACGAGTATTTGCTACTACAACTTATAGACGTTTTAGTAATATTGCTGAAATGTCGATGATTTCAGAAGCAAGAAAACAATACTTTTTTCAATATGTTTTAGTTCCCAAAAATGCACAAGAAGCTAAAATAATTGAACAAATAGTCGGTTCATTTAATAAATCATCATATCCAACACAAGCTTCAGATCTTCCTGAAAGGTCTTATCCCCAAAGTTTATGGGCTATGAAAATTACTAAAGGAAATGCACCTACTGGATTTGGTGATGAAGGAGATCTTACAGCAGATTGGCTTGGATCGCCGTTAGTGTGTGTATTAAATACTGTTATGGTAAAAAGAAACGATAATTCCGATTCAGTTATCAGATTGTTGCCTAATGGCACTTCGGCGGTAACACTTTTAGGTTTACAATTTACAGAATTTGAAACAGGAACATATGTTCCCGGTGGTTCGGATGGTTATGCAGCTGGTGGAATTTATTCGAAATCAGAAATATCAGCCAATTCAATTTAAAGAATATTATGAAATATTTTGAAAATTTACCAAAAACAAAATTTGAAAGTACCATCGGTTCCTTTACTATATCTGATTTTTTTACTTATATTGATTTTTCAAAAGTAAAAGAAAATACCAATACTATAGATTTAGATGATAAAAGTACTTTAATTGAAGCGGCTAGTAAAATTTATAATAATCCTGACAGTTTTTGGTCATTTATTATAGCAAATAAAAAAATAAATCCATTAAAAATACTACCACCAAATGCAAATATTTTTAATAAAAATGAAGAAGGAAAATATGACATATCTTTGACGGGAGATCTTTCTGGCACAACATCTTATGTGTTTCCCCGAGGAAGTATAATTCTTCCATATCAATCAAATAGTGGTAATTCAGCTTCATTTTCTTCTGTTGGAAATTTTAACATCGATGGTCCTTTTTCTTTAATTGATGATGAATTTTATGGAACAAGTGATATGATTACCAAAAAAGAAAAAAATGGAACTTTATTTGTTTCTGGTGTCACTGGCAGTTCTTATGTATTAATATATCCAAATTCTGGGGGATCATATAGCATACAAAAACTACTTTATACACAAGAAGTTAAAACTTCAAAAGAAAAAACTTTATATTTTTATGATAAACCTAATGGTAAATTTACAGTAACATCTAAAATAACAGCTACTGGAGAATCTAAATTTGATTCAAATAAAATTGAATCTATAAATTTTAATTATGGTACTACAGGTGATAATGGATCAAATGTAACGGTTGAATCTTTTATAAACACTTCATCAAAAACTATAAAAAGTTTTACAAATTCTTTTTTTGGAAAAGCAAAAAGTTTTTTTATAACAGCAAAGTTTAAATAAAAAATGCCAAATACTCAGTCAAATTTTAATCCAGCTTACTCTAATATAAAAAGTATTTTTTTACAAAATTCAGATGGAAGCGAATCTGTTGATATTGCAAAACAAAATACAGAATGTTTATTTGAAAGAATTGAAATGGTGGAAACAATTAATGATGTTTTCCCAAATGGTGTTTTAGTAGTTCAAGATAAAAAAGATATAGTATCTAGAATTTTACAATTTGAAATAACAAAAATATCAATAGTTTTGTATGGATCCAATAATCCAAATTTTACTTTTAATATTACTTCTGTAAGTTATTTAAATAACGCATCCTCAGATACTGAAGAAAATTTTATCGGAATATTTTTTACTACGGAAGTTTATAAAAAAGTACAAAATACATCATTAATAAAAGATCTCTCT